ATCAAAGAGAAATACTTTGAGTATCAGGATACCGAACAAGAGATCGTCCAAGAGAAATTATATAATGAGTTTGGTAGATGGAATAAGGTATCTTGGGAAGGTATCAGAATGATTAGAAACTATCTACTCTCAGATTGTGATTGGACACAGATGCCTGATGCAGCTCTTGATGCAGATACAAAGGCAATGTGGACAAAGTATAGACAAAAGTTGAGAGATATACCTGCAGACCATGATGGTCAAGATGCTGATGATGTTAAGTTTCCATTCAATCCTATCATGTATAAGATATGGGAGAGTAAGGTTGATGTAAACAACGAGAAAATAAATGAAGGTGAATATCTAGAAACAGATGCTCAGTTCGGAAAATTTGACACATCGACATATGGAGAGTATGCTAGAAGAATTGTATTGACAATTGCATCTAACTACAAAGTCAAAAACCCTGATGTCATTTTTGCACCTAGTCCTTATGTTGAACCAACAGTGGACGAATTCAATGCAGTTACGACTCAAGATGAATTAAATGCACTCTTAACAAGAATTAAAGAAAACAACGTTTAACTAAATTATGGATGATAAATTAAATATTCTCATTCTCACGATGATTACGGGAGAAGAGGTGATTTGCAACCTAAAAGATCATGTAGAGACAGTTAATGGCGAAGAACAAAAGGTATGTTATAATATGACATATCCATTTACATTGACTAGATCAGGACCTATTAAAAATAAACAAGTTGGTGTTATCTTTACACCATGGAAATTCTTCTCGTCTGACACATCATTCTTGATTGGTTATGACAAAATTGTTAATATGTGTACTCCTCTACCTAATGTAATTGAACAATACAAGCAAGCTTGTGATGCATTTATTAAAAGTTTAGCGGAGATCCAAAACCCATGATATATGAGTATGATTTCTTTGACCGTAACCAATTAAGACAAATACTCAGTCTCTTTGATTCTGGCAAATTTGTTGATGGTGCTAGGACAGGTCCTAAAGACAAACTGGTAAAGGACAATACACAACAAGAGGATGTTGATTTGAATAAGATGGCAAATACTGCTATCGCTAAGATTTTAAGAAACTCTCCTATATCACAACTACATCCACTTAACAAGGCAAGTCCTTGCTACATGCTAAAGTATGAACTAGGACAGCATTATGCTGATCACATTGATTACTGGGACATGTGGGGTAACCGAACAGATTATACTGCTGTTATCACATTGAATGATGATTATGAGGGTGGTGAACACTTCATTCAAATAGGAACAGAAACTATTGAACGAAGACTAGAACCAGGTAAGATTCTAATTTATCAATCTGATTTCATTCATGGTGTTAGACCAGTAACTGATGGTGTTAGAAAGTGTGTCACATTCTGGATGGAGAGTTCTATCCCAGATCCTACCATGAGATACTATATCACTGAATTGAATAAGTTATACTTAAAACTACATGATATAGCAGAGGGTGCTGAGTTTGATTATGATACTCTGGTATTGCTTGACCACGTACGTTGTGGAATCATCAAGCGACAATTACAAATGAGAAATTAGTATGTCTTTGTTAACTGATATTATGTCGTGGGATACTATTCTCACGAAGGAAGAGATGCAGGAAATTGAAAGGATCTGCAGTCGTGCTAGATGGCAGTGGGGTGCTACCTCTGATCATACAGCACCACATAAGAAGTTCTGGAAGATGGATGTCAAGGGACATGCTATCTTTGATATTCATATTCCTGAGAAGATCAAGATCCTCGTACCATTTGAACATGAGATCCTTGATTACTATGTCAATGGACATACAAGAGGATTAGATGGTTTCATGCACAAAGATGATGCTGACTACACATTTCTAATATTCTGCAATCCTGTGTGGGATATTATGTGGGGTGGTAAGACTATGTTTGTGCAAGATGATGGTAGATTTGATGCTGTATTTCCTAAACCAGGATCAGCAGTGTGTTTCCCGTCAGACATTTTACATTGTGCAGAAGACGTAAGCAGAGAATTCTATGGTATTAGAGTTAGTGCTGCTTATAAATTAAAGAAAGTAGAGAACACAGATGCAGAACCTTCAGACATTTGATAGTGCTAGAGACTGGGATCAGATTGAAGCATATGCTTCTACTATCTCAGGTGCTTTAGTATATTGGGAGAACCCAAGATTAGAAGTGACATCAGATGATGCCAAGAAAATTGTATTGGATTACTATAAGATTGATGAGGAGATTCCAGCAGAACTTGCTATCACACTAGAGAGTAAGTATTATGGATACATTGAATTTAGAAATGCAGAAATTGCAGAAGAATTTGTGAATGACTATTTCCCTCGTAAGGATGAGGTCAGTGATGACACATACTGGTATCATTGTTATGTTGTGAAACCAGATGGTACAATACCATATGAAAATGAAGCATTACGTAAAGGAAAGAACGTGTGAACAGTGACGCAGCATTTATAATTCCAGTCTTCACACACACTGTCGAGAACTGGAGTGATTATAAAGAAGAGATCATCAATCTACTTGATGTTGAGGATGGTGATGGACATAAAACAGATTATTTTAAATATCACCAACAGGGTGAACTACCACCATATGCAGAAAGGTTGTTTGATATACTACAACCTTCATTGAAAGAATTTGATGATGTATACCCACATGCATTTCAGATTACAAATGTATGGGGTCAGAGATATGGTCGTGGAGACTATCATCAACTCCATAACCATGGAGCATTGGGTTATACAGCAATATTCTATGCACAATTAGAGGATGACCATAGTCCTACATCATTCTTCGCACCATTTCTTGACTTCATTGAGGGTAACGTGATAGAATACGTGCCTGAGGTCAGTGAGGGAGATGTCATCTTCTTCCCATCTTGCTTGACACATCAGTGTAAGGTGGTACAATCTGAATCAGAACGTGTCGTTTTCTCTTTCAACATCAGAAATGCTTGAATTTTGTTATGAACTCCCATATGAAGACCTTGACTTTACAGACGAAGAAACTCGCAAACTATATCGTATCGGAAGAGGCGAGCAAGGGGTTCTATTGGTTCGCCCTTATACAAACCTTATTTGTGCTCATTGGCGATTCAAAACTCCCTCAATAGCAACAGACTCTGCTAATAAAATCTTCTCAATGTATCTTGGATACTTGGTAGATGGAGACTTTATTGGTATGGACATGTGTCGTAAGTTTCTAGAAATGGGATTTACTAGATCAAGACGCTATGCTAATCATCGCTCAGGTACAAAGTATAATGACGATGGTAGTATTAAACCTCAAGAAGAAGACCACGCTGATTGTCACTTTGCCGAATCTGCACAAATCTTTAAGAAAGTGCGTGACATAGTTGCAAAAAGTGAGACATACATTAACATGAGAAAGGAATGGAGATCCAATGAAAGTACCTACGCAACCACAGTTGACACACTTGCAGCTGCAAGCAATGTTACGCGATCACAATATTCCAGAAAGCGAACTAAAGTACATCGGTGACCGCGTGTACCCTAACGATTTCAAAGGACATCCAGAGTATCATGGTGAGGTTATGCCATGGTATTTGATTGGTGGTGAGCATGAGGTACCAGTGTGTGACATCCAATCAGTTGATCGGGTAGAAGATGACGATGTTGTACCTGAGAATGATGGTTGGGGACCTCAATCATAAAGAAATCATAAAACCCCTTGCAAGATATCTTGTTCTCGTATAAACTATGTTAGTCAACGTTAGAATTCAATGAACTGGAACACAACAAAGGATGAGAAACGCAAAGATGCATTCTACATATTCTATGAAAGTGTTATGAAAGCAGATCATGAGTTACGTCGCGACGCACATGAACAAAAATGTTTTAATGAGTTGATGGAGTGGCGTGATGAGGTTCTTGTATACCTTGACAAACGACGTAATGAAGAGTTCCAATGAAAAGTTATGAACAACAACGTAGGGATCGTCTCCAAGATGTTATTGACGATTACTTCCAAGATGAGAAAATCTCGTCACGACAAATATTTGAAGAGGTATTATCTTGCATCAATGATGTAATCAAATACCATGAGAAAGAATACTGCCGTGCTCGTGATCTTTACGATCTTATGAACGATCAATATCTCGCTGAGAAATGGCAGTATGACAAAATCCCAAATAGATATTAATGAACACAGAGAAAGAGAGATTGCTTAATGCACTCACACTCATCAATGAGGTACAAAATCTGACCATTGATAATAAATGGAAACAGTATTTACATCAACACCTCATTGTGGTAGAATACGAACTACAACGTCAACTTTCACTAATTAACGCAGATGACAGAAGAGGACTTCAAATTGGCAATTCAGAACATTCTGATGCTGCAAAACAACAATGATCACTGTTTCGCAAGGTTGCAAGACCAGATTGATGATCTTAGGAAAGAGATCAAAGATCTCAATGATCTGAAGACTATCTTTAGACTTCCTAATCCAAATAATAAGGATCGTTCCTACTTTGAGACAGTTGATGCCGAACTACCAACACCAGAAGGAGAGTGATCTTCATTTCAAACGAGGTGATCTCATCGAAGTTGATGCATACAGAGGATATGTCAACTGTATTTGTTTTGCAGTTAGATCACACTTACATCCAGAACCAACCACAAGTTATTTCACTCTAACACTGGAAGGAACAGAGAGAACAGCACGAGCAGTAAATGTATGCATCCCTGACTTCCAATGGAAGAATGTAAAGGTTATCAAGTCAGTAGACAACTATCCTGATTATAAGAGTCAGGAGCACAGGTATTCAGACCCACAGTAGACAGTTGATCTAGTGTCCACCAATTGACCATGGGACGCTACAGTGCTCTATAATTACAAGGTAATCAAGGGAGCACCCCATGCAACTGACCAACTCTGTCTGTATCGTTGATTTCTTCCCCGAAGCATTCATTGCTGAAGCATGTGATGTCAAAGGTGTTAAAACTGTTGTCAAGCGTTTCGTGAAGCGTGTGACCTTCCCTTGTGACTATGGTAAAGATCAGGTTTCTTACTCTACTATCACTGCACTGACCTTTGCTCATGAGGTAAATCAGCGTATTGCTAGTGGTGCTGAGGTCACTGGTTTCAATATTGACAAGATGCCCAGAGAAGAGTATACTCCTTGTGCCTGT